GCCTCTGTTTTAAATGTTCCGCACATTGCGGATGATCCAACGGCCATTACAACCTCCTTATAATCTCTGCCAAGTCATCATGGCCCTGCTTCTTTAACAGAGCCCAAATAGTAGTCCTCTCACTTTGCGCCATCTTATTCATATAGAATATCAGCACATCCTTCAAATTATCTCTGTGTGCTAAAGCTTGATCCCGTATAACCGGGGGGGCATCTCTAGAAACGGACATAATTTTGTTCATAGCCATCTCCGCCATTTCTTCAGGAGAATGACCTCGGTTCGTTGTTGTAAATACCAGAGGGTTGCCAACACCAGCGTTGCCCTCACTGCCCAGCATCAAGCCACATCCCTTCTAACTCTGTCGTACCTATATTGATCTCTGGTCTGTAGACCTTCGCCAAGATTCTTCAACCATTGCAGAGCTTCCTGGTATCTTCCATTGTAGACCTGAAGAATATCAGCTTCCCCCTTCATAAAAGTATAGGCCTCTACAAGGCTACCATACAAAAGAGCAAGTTCCGCATTGGTTCCAAGCCAACTTGTCCCGTCAGAACTCGTGGTGATAGACGTTGGTCGATAAAAATAATGTAACTCCATGGTGTAGTTACTATCGGGAGTGGGGGCCAACAAAAAGGCATCGTTGTCCCAATCGGCATAGTATTTAGGGGTTCCTGTGGTTGTAGGATTCGGCGTGTAGTCTTGTAAGGCAGTTACTTGTTTGTATAACAGGAACTCTTTGCTCGAGGAGTTAATGACACTCAAAGAATTCTGGGACAGAAAGTCCGTTGGTTTGGATAAATATTGATTTCCTGAATTAGCCGATCCTTGCGAAGATCTACGAAACACATCTAATTGGCATTCTTTTAGAATACGTTCTTCGGCATTCAGAATAAATCTGGATAGCTGACCGACAAAGGTGGATTCCGTGTTTTGAGTGTAGTCCTCAATAGCTGTTTTCAATGTTGTAAATGTATAGGCCATCTTATGAACTCACCGTTACGGGTCCAGCGGAAGAAAACCCCGCGCCCCCTTTAACATTACCCGAAGCTGCTGTTCCACTTCCAGAAGTGAAGGTATAATTGTCGTCGTCTACTTTGGTGATGGAAAATCCAGAACTATCCTCTATAGCAGATTCGGTAAATCCATCAAAGGCTGCTACATTTCTAAATCTAACCGTATCTCCAGAGCTTCGACCATTCCCAGGCTCCGTAACTGTTATGACGGCAGAGCCACTTGAACCTGATTTAAAACTATTGAACGCCAGTAAAACTTCCACCGCTGGCTCCGTTCTAGCTGGCCGGCTTATCTTTAAGGCTTGAGGATCTGCCCGGATACGCCGCGGCTGTAATTGAGGCTGCTTTGATTCATATTCATCTCTGCCTACAAGATATCCATTCCATTCCATAATCATGTTTGTTATTTTATACGCTCTCCCAGAACGATCTGAGATACCTAAAGCATGTTTACCCGAAGCATATTTAGCCATCACGAAAGACTCATCGAAGCATAACTTGGGACTAGACGTAGACCTGATCTCTCTGCGTCCTCTGATGCGGCTCTTTGAAATTCCTCCTCATAAAGTTCTTTTAATAGTGCAACCTTCTGAGGAGCCCTCTTAATCGCTAGATAATAGGCTAGACCCGCTACAAGACATGGAAGAAACCGGAAGGGTAAATCCGCTGTGTTAATCGCGTTATCTACATCTTCGATACGCCGAACCCTGTGATATATAAGTTCGTCCGTAGAATTTTCGGGAGAAGGCCAAACAGTTACTGTAGGTGTTATCAAACGATCTACATAAAATTGCGTGGGTCTACCTTGAGTTGTTTTATCTGGGGTATTGAGATAATCGCCTCTGCTTATCCTATTAATACTTATATCCGAACTGCTCCGTCTTATTACTGCTTCCAGGAAACTTACCGTTGATTGAACATCGGTTAAGGAAGGGTCCGAACTAATAGTTGTACTGGCCGCGCTACTTGACCCTGTGATTGTTTCACCCGCGGTAAAAGCTCCAGAAGGAACGGTCAATGTAAGGGTGGTCGAGGAAGGCTTGCTTATGATAGACGCGGTAACACTGCTGGTTCCCCCAGTGATAGTCTCCCCAACACTAAGATTAGTGGAAGCTCCTACCGTAGCCGTTATAACCCCAATGGGGTAAGCCGCAATAGAAGAGGTAGATGATAGCTGGGCCAAAGGCTGTGTTATTTGCTCCACAGTCCATAGATTTAACCCCCTATTTGCCCATTCCGCAAAAAGAAGATTTAGAGATCGCCGAGAAGTTGCAGAATCATAACCTGTTCTAAATTCTAGTCCACATCTCTCAAAGGCCTCTTCTGTAATTTCGGCCATATCCAGGTTGAAATCAACCGATCCAGAAGTTGCCATTCTTATCCCCTGTCCCTATAAAGCCAATCGTATGACCTTCCTTATTTTCAGACATTCCCTCAATATTCTTTTATACAGTAGACAACTACAGAGTAGGTGTCTCCGCTGGTGTGACCCACAGTCGTAAGCTGTATGTCTCCTGTCTTACCGCCAGAAGCGGCAACATTAGGAAGACCATTAATATCTGAATAGTTCAGAGTGTCCGAATAATCCGCTGGCAACTGGACGGCGATAACGTCTGTGGACGCATCCCATAGAAGCTTGACGCCCATGCCCACATTAGAAAATACTATCTTTTCAAGCCTGACTCCCGTGCAAGCAGTACCATCCTGACGAGAAGATAGTGCCGATACATCTACTTTAACAACGGCAGATTCTCCGGTTCCATCACTGGTATTGGTACAATAAATTACGGCAGTTCTATCGCCGTCAATTACTGTTGTTGCTGTTACTGCATCCGCCATATTAGTCTCCTTCTAGAAAGAACGGGGAGATCACTCCCCACCCTACTCTATGCAATCTGCACGTATTCGATAATGAACGTAAAGGAGCCTGCCGTTGTGGCATTTACCGTGTTAGTGATGTTGCAGAAGATTGTTCTTTCTGCGGAAGTATACTGCACGGAAGCGGGAGCCGTCGCAGCGTCCTGTGTCTGAAGAACCAGAGACGTTACCGTGACATTAGCAAGCACGACCGTCGTTCCGGCGTCTAGAATCTCGTCTGGCTGCGTAGCAACGATCTGAGCACCGGAAGAAGAAGTTCCGACCTCGTAACCAATATCGCCAGATCCAATTACGGGAGCCGTCGCACAGAAGATCTTGATGTTAGTGATAATGGTATTGGCAGGTTGCGTAAACTCACCAATCGCTGGGCTGTCCCCCGCTGTGGTGTTGACAGTAACGCCCGTAGCAAAACCAACGTGCTTAACGTATTTGTCCGTTACAATGCCCGTAGAGGCGATATCGCAAGTGTTGGTTACGGCACCAGTGGTTGAATTGACATTGATTACCTCAAAGCCGTTCTCAGACCGGACTGGACCATTAAAAGTTGTGTTAGCCATCTGGCTACCTCCTTACAAAGTTGCCCTAGAGTCTTGTAAGCGTCTGCTGGGACAGTCGCTAGGGCTATAAATTCCCAGAGAAACGGGGAGAGGTTTACCCTCTCCCCTTATTCAGTCTCTACGCACCAGGCGAACCAAATACGCAACGTGGATCAGAGTAACCGTAGCTATAACGCTCACGGGCTTTGAACCTTACATTGCCAGTATCAAAGTCACCTTCCATCTTCGTGGACATCGGCATCCGCTCAAAGTGGATAAATCCACGAGGAGCATCGGTCTTAATAAACCATGCATCCGTATCCGTCAGATAGTGGTTAACGACATACCCTTGCGGAAGCATACCCATGTTCCGTGTAGAATTAATGTCGTTATCAGCTGTACCGGGACGAAGAGTTGATTCGAGCAACCGATCTGCAACGAATTGCAGTGCCGGCGGAACAATCAGTTTCTCGCCACGAACCGAAACCTTCAGGCCGCGCTCATCGACAAAAGCTGCAATGTCAATAAGAGCATTCTCAAGGCTTGTTTCGTTAAGGTCAGCCGCAGTGCTGGGCTCGTTACGAAGATCATTGTTATTAACAAGTGGATGATCCGTCGCACAAAGCTCTTTGCCATCACCGCCAGTAAACGAACTATCAAAAGCATTGTTCAGCGTAGCTGCACCCTTCACCTGCTTGGTGTTGGCCATGCTACGTGCCAAAGCTTTCGTATAACGCGAAGCCAGACGATCATAGAGATTATCCTCGATTGCTTCTTCCGTAATGGAGAAAGCAAGCGCGATAGTCTCATGCGTGTACCTTGCGGTATACGCTTCCTGGGCATCATCAAACGAAATAGCTGAACCTTCAGCCTTTACGGGCGCAGACCCGAAGCCTGAAAGCATCACCTCTTCTTCAAATGCACGTTCTGAAGATTCAGTGTCATAAACTTCAGCTGATTCGTCATCATATCTGGCGTACTCAAGACCAAAAAGGGCATTGAGGCCAGGCTCCAACTCTTTTGCTAGTTGCGCTCTACTAATAGCCATTTTTCAAACCCTCCTATACGCCAGTGGTTGAAGGTGTACCAGCTGCAATAGCACCGTTATTGCTACCGAAGTGGTTGTTCAACCGTACAATTGCCCCGATACCAGCTGCTGAAAAATCAGCATTTTCTGGGTCGTCTAGCCAACCGACAATACGCATTTGCAGAGCAGCTGTGGCGGCAATCGTACTGATCGCGAGGCGACCTAACGAAACACCAGTAGCGTCTGTTCCTGTGATAGCGGTTGAGAAGTTAGCGTTTGCAAACACTGCGGCTCGAGCCGTAGCCTTGCTCGTCCATGTCGCATCCGTTGCAATAAGATAAAGCTGCATTGGATCGTCATTAATAAACGCTTTTACCGGGTGGTTGGAATCTGCCCCAGAACCGGGCCAGTAGTTTTTCCAGACAGTTTTTCCAGTGGTAGAATCCACATACTCACAGCCCTGAAATACGCCCAACATACCAACTGTCCCACCAGCAGCGGCGCCAGGAGCGCCAATAAAGCCAGTGGAAAGCGGAATCACGGGTTCTCCGTGATACAGCTTATCGGTATTGCCGTTTGCAATTTCATACGCGGAGTATTGGGTCATACCAGTGGAATTAGCG